TGACAGGTTTGGCATGCAACATCTACCCACATTTTATCAATGCAAGCTCTAACATTACATGTAAATAATTTCTGTATTTCTCCTTTGTAATCAGTTGTACCATCACTAATGCTATAACTAATAGTAGTTATACCATCTTGGTAACCTGTAAGAGTAATTCCTGTAAATGTGAAACTACCAGTTACGGTAGCAGGAATTTGAGATAAAACGTCTACTACTTGTGTAGCACCGTTTGGATAAGTTATGGTTATAGACGCTGAGATTACTGCAGATCCTGCAATATTTGGGGTTTCCCATCCTCCTGTGTTGTTAGTAGCGTCATAGACACCAGTAGCGTCTGTTATTTTTAACGTTTGACACTTATTACTTAAGCATGCTGTAATTACTGGTACTAATGCCATATTATAATTTTTTTGAGTTAAAAAAAAGGAGGGCGTCTAGGAACTCCAGACCATCCCTCCTTTTATGAATTGGTTAATTATACTATTTTATAGAGCTAAATCACCAGTTGCCAAAGGCCCACCTGATGCAGTAACAGCACCACCGTACACTGGCTTACCTTCACAAAGGTCTTCAATAACATCAGTGATATCATCCGCTGTAGCACCATCAGCCCAAGCTGGAGTTGCATTTGGAATCAATAACATGTATTGCTTTTGACGCTTGTTAACAGTAACATCTCCTTCACCACCTTCAACTACTTCAATGACAATTGCATCATAAGTTGCAGTAGGATCAGTAACAACTGGAGCAGGGAAAATATTTGGTTGTCCCATTCTGAAATACTCACCATCATTACCTTTGTAGAAGAATTCTAACTCAGCAGCTTGCTCATAAGTTCCAACTCCTGGATTTGCACCAACAGCTTCAGTTACAGCAGTAGTACCAGCTCCTTGCAAAGTAGTAACCCATTTAGCTTTTCTGTAGTTGAATTTACCAACTGAAAACTTCAATGGAAGACCAGTTAATTTAATTCCCCAGTCACCAGCAGCAGCACTAGCTACACTGTAGAAACCAGAACCAGCTAAAGCTGCATTTGAAACTCCTTGGTAAGGAATATCTAATTCTGCTACTTGCGCACCACCAACGTTGTAAGCAACAACTTTGTAAGCAATACCACCAATTTCCATGTAGTCTCCTGCAACAGAACCACCATTGTCAATATCCGTAGCAGCAGTTACATATTTACTACCATTAACTACAGTTAAAGCACCAGTAGTGTTAGGAGTCAATGTAGAGTTAGTAACTCTTTCAAACTTGATGTACTTAGACGCTTCTCTTGAGAAGTTGTTGATGAAGCTAGAAACTAAACCGTCAGCTACTTCTACTTGCGTAGCAGTTGCATCAGACTTGTACTGCCCATGCTTTACTAAAATTCCACCACCTTGGCTGTTAGTAATTGACTGATCAATGTGTAGCCTTACAAAATAAAGGTTATCATTGATAGCTTCAATTGCTCCTGAAGTAGTGTTATATCCAATGTAGTCAACTTTTTCAGTTGCTGGAACTGCTACAGCTCTAGTTACTTTTGATACATTAGCTCCACTAATCACGTCACTTGTGAAAGGAGTCTTTAGACCTTTACCTTCTACTAAAGTAAACTCACCACCTGCTACAGCAGCTGCTTCTGTTAACCTTGTTGTTTTTGAACGGGTAAAGATTCCTATTTCTCCACTAGTAAGTGTAGAAATGTTACCTGCTGTCTTTGCTGTTCCTGGTACTCCCACAAACAGTGACATCTTGTTTTTTTCTGAAAATGTTGCCATTTTAATTTAAGTTTTAATTATACAAAAAATTTACTAAATACATATTTACTCTGAAAGACTAGCTTCCTGCCTACCTAACTGCCATAATTCTGGAGATGTAATTCCAGTTGCAATAGCTACAGCTTCATCTATTATTGCTCTGTGCATGATTGTGTCAAGTTCACAGTCAAGAGGGCCAGCAAGTCCTTCAATAATTGAGGTATCTGAGATAATAGGTTGCGGTCTTCTAAGGTATCTAAATGAATAGGTTGTTACCGTAGTAGCAGCATCTGTTATTAACTCATGCCTCTTGGGGCCTGTACCAATAGTATCTCTACTAAAGTCCATCCTCCAAATTAATTCTCCATAAGGTTTCTTATGGGGGTTTTTTCTATTTTTAATATACAGATCATGTGTAATAGGCTTAACTTCTACTCCTGTGTCTCCATCATAACATGGACTAGTTGAAGAAATTGTAGCCTCCTCTTGAAGAGTGTACAAAAAATCTGTAGGTAAATCAAAGAACGTTCCGTCAGCTTTAGACCCTGTCTGGTTAGCAGAGATGACACCAATGCCATCTCTGTGTAACTCAGATAAATCTTTACGCCTTTTCTCAGTGACTTCAATCCCAGTAACATATTTATTACCTCTAGGATTTACAATATGGAGAATAAGTCTTTCCTGCGCCTGTGTAAGAAACCTACTAATCTCATCAGACTCATAGCCTGGTGCGTCAAAGTTAGTTATCTTGTCATAGTGGATCAAGAACTCATTTTCCATTTCTACTGAAGTCATCTATTAGTCTTTAGCGGTTTCTAATCTTGCTTTAATATCAAGCATGATGTCTTGATTCTTTTTCATTTTCAAAAACTTAACAGCTGTATCCATTAATGGAACCTCACCTGGCCCTGATAATGGCTCACCGCCTTGTAAGAAATACTTACGTCCGTCTTTGGTAACAATACCAGCTTCAACAGCATCTAAGATTAACAATCTTGTCTTTCTGTCTGCATCATTAGCAATAGCTAGGAAGGCATCCAAGTCAGAATTAATCATTTTACCCATTTCATCCTGCAACCACTTCTCAGTAGCATCAAGAGGAATCCTTTTTCCATGGATTCTAAGTAAGTTAGACATTTCTTCTTTGTTTTCATTAACTTTTCCAAGGAACATGTAAGCTTCTTGTAGCTTCTTTTGCTTTGTAAGCCTTGTGTCTACTTCAGTTTCTTCTGAAACAACCATAAACTTGTAGCTTCTTTTCTTTTTGTGTTGGTCATAAGAAGGAGCAATCTCATCCTTATTTGACAACAACAACTTATAATCTATATAATCTTTTGGCTGGTCTAGCTTTAAAACTTTAGGGTCTTTACCTAGTCTTATTTTATGACGCTTCCAAAAGTTGTTTGCTTCTTTATATGGAGACAAATCTCCTGCTTTATATGACATTCCAGAAACTTCTGGGTTTTCAAAATAAGCTTTTTCTTCATCAGTTAGTGGACATACAATGTTTCCATTCCTGTCCATTGGTGCTGAATAATTTCTTGTTGCAGGGCCTACTAAAAACGCTGCTTCATGGTTTGGATCTGTAATCCAAGTGCTCCTTTTGATTGGTAAAATCTTAACGGTCTTTCCTTCAAAGTCCTTTTTAAGATCAAATACCTTTTTCTTTACTTCTCCCATTTCTTCTCCTTTTATGGTTAGTTTAAAAATTAATAATTGCTAAGGTAATAAAAAAGGGGCTAAGCTACATAACTTAGCCCCATGTTTTTTATTGATGTGAAAGAATGTTTGGAATGAAAGACGCTGTCTTAGATGGATCTCTTACAATCACACCTCCAATATACATCTTGTGCTCTTCCCAAGCATCTACTGCATTACCAACTGCTGTTACAGCTCCTGCTGGATCAAATGGATTTCTCAATCCTGCAACATACTTGTGAATAATTGGCATACCAGTTACAGAAACTTTCTGAATGTTTGGCTGTCCGTCAGAAGTTCCAACATCCATGATGTCAAACCTGTAAGACTCAGCTACACCTCCATCAGGATGCTGTATCTTGTTACGGTCTCTGTTTCCGTACATAGAATCAATAGAAAGAGTTACCTCTATTCCGTTTGGCCCAATATACTCAACAAACTGTCCACCGTAGCCCATTGGCTTAGAAACTGAAACTCCAGCTGGAGCTTTCCCTTTACCAATCCTCATTTGCTCTTGAGCAGGAGTATATAGTTGAGAGAATTCTTCTAAAGCTTTGTGGAATAAATAAGCACCTCGCTCACCAGTTCTCATAACAAATTTTCTCTGATCTCCAGAAATTTTACCTTCTGATAAATCTAACAATCTTTCAGTTAAATCTTCAATAGAGAAGTCATTGTAGAATTCAGTGTTAGCTGCTTCCATTTGCTGACGGATACCAGCACCTTGTACAATCTTGTAACCTGATTTACCAGCTACTTCATAACCACCATCTTCAGTTCTGTTAGCAGTTCCGTACATTAACATTCTGTTGATGTCATCTCTAAACTCTCTGTCAAAAACAAAAGATTCATAATCTTGCCATACAGTAAAGTTTTTACCAGAACGTGGATCTTGTAACTTAGTACCCATTTTCCTTAAAGTCATGTTACCAGGAGTAACTTTCTTCATACGTAAGTGAGTAAACGCGTTACGCATAGTGATGTTACCTTTGTACCTTGGCTGATGACCAGTTTCAGAGAACTTAGCTTCTACTGGAGAATATTCACCAGAGAATCTTTTTCCAGAAACAATTTCTTCAAAAGGAATAAACAAGTCAGCATCACCTGTATTCAACCTACAAGTATATACCATGTTAGTTCCTTCAGGAATACCTGCTCCTACAACTAGTACAGGATAAAGTTCATTCCTCTCACCCACAATTACTTGAGTATCATCAAAATAATCAATAGGGAATACTAGCTCAAATTCTGAGAAGTTTTTTCCAGCCTCATCAGTAGCAACTACTGCAGTACCGTCAATCCTTGCTTCAACAAGAGCAACATTTTCTACAGCTGGAGAACTTAGTTCCCAAGTGTAATCTCTTTCATCAGAAAATTCCAAAGTTGGAAATTGAGCTAACATTGTATCAATGTTATTCCCAAAGTTAGCTGCCTGGATCTTAGTGATCAAGTCAGAAACCTTGTGAGGATCTTGCTTCCAGATAGCTCCCAAGTGGTTTTCTGTGGTCAAACCCTTCCAAGCGGAAGCGTCTGTCATTTGTAAAAATGATAATTGTGACATATATATTTAATTTAAAAAGTTTTCAATTTATAAAATACCGTCTAATGCATTTAGAAGTCCTGTAGCTTTCTTTCTAGCAGTATTCTTTTCAGAATTACCTGACTTGATCTTAGCATCTTGAGCTTGTAAAGCTTTATCTAGCTTGTTTACTGCTGAACTACCAACAGTTCCAGTTAAAGAACTAAAGTCTTTAAGACCATCAGTTAACTCATGCAAGTAGTTTAACTTAATTACATAGTCTTGGTCTTCCATCATGTTCTTAACTACTGCATTTACTGGGTTATTGTTTTTATCATAACCTGCAGTTTTTGTCATTAAGTCAAAGATTTTACCTTGAGTAGCTTCATTAATCTTAATGTTAGGCAGAATCTCCTTAGTGGCGTTCACCTTAAGCTTAATGTCATTGACTCTTTTGTTGTAGTTTTCTTGAGCAGCTTTCTTATTTGCTTCAGCTTCTACAGTTAAGTTTTTTAACCTTTCTTCTTCAGTTGCCTTAAGTCTACTTAAAGCTTTCTTAGAATCCTCAATGTCTTCACCAAGATCTATAGAACGTCCTGCGTATTTATCAGCGTCTTCTTGGTCAAATCCTTTACTTAAGAAATCTTGAACCAATATTTGCCTCCTAAAATCCTCACTATCTTCATCTTCTAACTTAGAAGGGTCAATTTTACTGACCTGATCTACAGTTTGTTTAGACTGTCTGTAAGTTGCATCAGGCACGCCAGCCCTCATTGCTTTTAGGTATTCTTTCTGATCATCTGTTAAATCAGAGTATTCATTACTCTCTACCTGCTTTCTAATTACGCCCATTAAATCACTTGCGGATTTAATTTCTTTTAATTCTTCAGCTGTAAGTGATGAGAGTACCCCATCCTCATGAAGAGCAGAAGTCAAGGAAGTAAGTGGAGAAGAGGGAGACTCTTCTGAGTCTGGGGTATCTTCATCAATATCTTCATTGTCAACATCAGATCCTTCTTCTAGACCTTCACTTGCTTCTGTTTTTTCTTCACTGTTTACAAATTCTAATTCTTTTTCTAATCCAGCATCTTTGCTGGGAGCTTCTTCTGAATTTGCTTCTCCAAAAACTTCACCAGTTATTGGGTCAAAACCTGCTTCTTCATTTACACTCTCATTTACTTCTTGATCTGACAAAAAATCAGCACCAAGACTCCCAAATAAATCTTCTCCTCCCATAATCTTCCCTATTACAATTACAAATTAAATACATTCTTTTCTAAAATCCCAAACATTTTGAGGTCATATACCAACTATAAGCCTCTTACTTATAGCTATTTAGATGAAACTGACTTTTTAGCAGCAGCAGTAG